TGGAACTGGTGTTCAATTTGCTTCTTTAGCAACTGGAGGAACAGCCGCATATTTATCATTAACTCCAGATCAACAAGAAAAATTAAAAGATAATGTGCCAGCAAGTTTAATTACTGGTGGTATTATTCTTTTTACTCCTAGAATTATGGCAAAAGCCATGACAGACCCTGCTGCTGTAAGTGCTTTAGCAAAAGTAACAAACCCTACAAAAATAAGTCCTGCTGCTTATGGCGCTGCTGTAACTAAACTTGCAGCGTACTGGAACAATGCTGGTTTATTTGATAATGAATATATCAGTTCTGTTCAGGACTTTATTGGTACTCGTGTACCAGAGGGACAAAGACAGCCACAGCCAATAACTCCAGAAGGAGCAGGCAACTTCATTAGACTCGAAGACCTGGAGTAATAATGTCCGATCCAGCCGCAACCGCTAGGGCTGCGCTAGGAGGCATCAAAGAAGCCGTTGCTGTAGGCCGTGAAATAAAGGAAACAGCAAAAGAAGTAAATGCTTTCTTAGACGAGGAAGCAAAGGCTCGTGTTGCCTGGAAGCGTAAGCAACAACAGATTGAACGCCGTGGCGACATGATGTTCATGAATGCCTATGAAGAATACAAGATCATTAGGCAGATCCGTGACGCAGAGGCAGAGATGTACAGGCAGATTGAGCAGGAGTATGGTAGATCTGCTGTCTCTGAAGTCAAGTCGCTAATCACTCAGATGCGTAAACAGCATTTAGAACTCAATGATGAGATGTATCGCAAACGCATGGAAACCAGAAGAGAGATGATGTGGTTGCTGTTGGCCTCTTCTGTGGTGTACGGAATCTTTAAAATGATGGGGCTGATGTAATGATTACACTGTTATCGACACTAATATCCTTCCTTATGGGCGGTATGCCCAAGATCCTTGAGTTCTTCCAAGATCGATCAGACAAGGCACATGAACTTGAACTGGCACGGATGCAGACTGAGCGTGAACTGCAAATGATCCAGTTAGGCTTTGTGGCACAGGCTCGCATAGAAGAGATCAGGACAGATCAGGTGGCTATGCAGACAGCGGTGCAGGAGCGTGAGGCACTGTATGCACATGACATCGCCATCGGTAAAGGAGCATCACAGTGGGTTACTAATCTGCGTGCTTCTGTAAGGCCAGTCATTACCTACGGTATGTTCTGTATGCTTCTGTTTGTGAACATCTTTGGCTTCTTCTACGCATGGAAGACTGGTGTGCCTTTTGATGTGGCTATGCAGATCCTCTGGGATGAGGACAGTGCCATCATCTTCTCATCGGTGATCGCCTTCTGGTTTGGCACACAATCGTTTAAGAAATGAAAGTCTCCAAAGAGTGCATCGACATGATCAAGCATCATGAAGGTGTCCGTACTCGTGGGTATAGGTGTCCTGCTCTGCTGTGGACAATCGGGGTAGGCCACGTTATTGATCCAAATCACATAAAGGTGCCTTTAAATGAACGAAAAGACTTACCAATCCCACCAGGATGGGACAGAACTCTTTCAATGGCAGAAGTCGATGACATACTTGCCACAGACTTGGCTTCGTTTGAGCGAGGAGTTTTACGACTATGTCCTTCTGGTCTTACTCAGTCTAGGTTTGATGCACTTGTTTCCTTCAGTTTCAACGTGGGTCTCGGCAATCTCCAACGCTCTACAATAAGGATGTGCCACAACAGAGGCGACTTTGAAGGCGCTGCTGAGGCTTTTATGTCGTGGACCAAAGCAGGCGGTAAGGAATTGCCTGGGCTGGTCAAGCGCCGTAAGGACGAAAGAGCACTGTACCTAAAGCCATAAAAAAAGAGCCTCCGAAGAGGCCCTAAAGACTACACCCTAGACTACCAAAAAATCATTATCCTTAGAACGAAAATGTCTATGACTATGGCCTTTTCGTCTTCATACTCAGGAATGAACTCAATACCGAGCATCATGCCTGAGATCAGGTGCAGAGCGATAGTCATATCTCGCAGTGTCCAGCAACGCAGGCCAGTGTCTGAGCACCTTCAACATTATCGTCCTTCTCAGACAGAGTATCCCAGTGAATCTCTTTTGGCATCTTAGCCAATAGTTCTTCATAGACCTCTTTAGAGCATTCTTCATAAGGTGCTTGTCTGTATGAACCACCATCCCAAGGCAGGAAAGACACGCCAGAGACTTCATCAAAGTGTCGCCATACCCATGCCCCAACATCCATCCATTCATCCTCTTTGACAGAGATCGTCACAGACGGTTTATGCTCACACCAGTACCGCTGATACATCAACCATAGATCAAGGTGTTCAATTGCTGTTAGATCGTCACGCAACCGTGCTCCTTCAGGTGCCTTCATCGGAAACGAGAACACGACAGTGCTGTCTGGACGCATTACACAGTCTTCTGCAGGCACTCCTTCGGCACTCAGAAATGACGAAAGAGGGTCCTTTTTATCGCCACGAACACGGCGTATATAGTAGCGACTATGTCGAGCATGAATACCAGAGGCAGAATCAACAAGTTGAGAAACAGTGCCGCTAGGTTTGACACAAGTGATAGCAGTAGACCCAGGGATGCCCAAAACAGTTGCAAACTCAGAATTGGTATCCACGGCGACTTGGCGTAACTGTTTAAGATTCTCCGCAGTGCTGTCACAAACATCTCCCATCCAATGATTATCTAAAATACCAGTCAGCGATACACCAAGCAAACGCTCTTCTTCGGTGTTCTTCTGCCAGATCTTCCGCAGATACGGGAAGTGTGTCATCGTAGACTGGAACGTGCCTAAAATAGTAGCAATGCGTACTTTGCGTGCCAGTGTCTCTACAGTGTCCTCTGCACGAACAACGACTTCTGTTAGGTTGCAAAACTGATAGGGACGTAATATGATTTCGCTACAGGGGTTAGTTCCGAAATCGTAATCTCCATCACGCCTGCCGTTTTTCTTAGCCTGACTTTTACTTGCGGCTCGTGAGAAGATACCACGCTCTCCAGAATGACTGTTGTATAGGGAGACCCACTCTGCAAGAAACTGTCCAATATCTGGTTTAGTAACGTAAGTTGCTGAGTTGTTAGCGAGTGCTCTTTGTGCGTTATGTTCCCACCAATTTCCACTTTTGGCTCCTCTCATGCGGTCATCTTCAAGGTCAGACAAGGAAATCATTGCAGATCTGCGTACTCCACCCACAACAACAACTTCCCCGATCTTGCAGAGAATATCATGACACTCGATTGATGTAAGTTTGCGGCCAGCCGCTGCTCTGAATTTGGCAGTAGTAAACTTAAAAAGTTCATCCAGAGGTCCTGGTCCAGAGGCACGTCCTCCAAAGGTTTTGAGTCTGGCTCCTGCAGGTCTAATTCTGGATAGGTCGTACCTTGCCACTTCCCCAGAGTATAGTAAAGCGATGAGTTGGCGTAGTGCCTTTGCCCATCCTTCTTTGGAATCCGCAACAGAAATAACAGTCTCAGAATCAAACAACTGGTCTGGGACTTCAGGTAATTGATCGACATATTTGTGCTCCACAGAAAAGCCTACTCCAGTGCCACAGAGCAGGATGTACATAGCCTCATCGAATGCTTTAGGGTCATCGATGGGCAGATAGCTGCAGTTGTAACCAGCAGTGTTGTCACGGTCTAGTGCCTTGCCAGCGGTCATAATAGCCCTCATGGATGGCATAACATCCAGGTTCTTGACAGCACTGATAAGCTCTAGGCGTAGGTCATTGTTAGGAGAGAACTTATACTTCTCTTCTAAGTGGTTAAACATAAAAGTAAAGTATCGGTCTACTGATTCTTCCCAGTGTTCACGGCGATTCTTCTCAGGCATGAACCTGCTGTAACGACTCTTTGCAATAAACTGTTGATAGTAATCCATATTTATTATTCTTCCCAATTAACTAGCGACTCTAATCTGTCTGCTTTATCTTCAATAATGTCATCAAACCTTTCAACTATATCCTCTGAACGGATTGATAACTCCTCGATGAGTGTTAATTCATCCCATCGTTTCATACGCTCCTTTATCTCTTCTAATGTTAAGGACATAATATTATATCACACCTTGTAGTACTTGTCACCAACTTTGTCATAGTTGTCTATCATAAACTCTAAGTAGTGCTTTGCCTTCTCAAGGTCTTGCTTACCTGCCTTCTTACGATGACGGGCAACATACTTGATTACATTACAGGCCCAAGGGTCTAAACCCCAATCTAGGAACACATCCCAAGGCTCGATATCAGACTTGTAATGATCGCCTCCAATCTGCTTAGACTTGATGTAGTCACCTAGTGTTTTATCATCAAATTTAGAATTACGATGGTAGGCCACATACCAGTCATTAGGTGTTGCGTTATCAATGCTCATACTTCTTCCTTAAATAGTTAAGAGAGACTGGCATCTCATCGAAGCTGCCGTTAGTAACCTCATGCAACAGCCATATCCCTCGCCAGTACTTGTTACCCTGACTACCTAGATAGTCCTCGTCATGGAGATAGCAGCAGCCACTAAAGAGACCAGTGATCTGTGACCCATCAGCACGATTAGAATAAGCTATCTGTCTGTTCTGCACATGGCCCATGACCGCTGACATATGCTTCTTAGCTAACAAGGAAGCAGCAGAGGCTACAGGACGCCCCATAACGCCAGAAGTAAAATAATGAGCGTACACAACCCTATCAATAACAATAGGTTCAAGGAACGGTATAACTTCCCAGCCATGATGTTCGTAGTTAAGGTTGCTGAGACTAATAGTTCCATCCAGTTTAGGGTCTCCTTCGACACCTCTGGAAATTCTTT